CCCTGCCCCGCCTCAACATCAGCAGCAAGCAAGAAAGGAACACAGGCGATAAGTTCCACATCACCCGCCACCTTCTGCACCCCCGCCGCTTCTTTCTTAACTCCAAGAAAATCAAGTAACATCCCTGAATTATCCGCCCTGAAACTTCCACCCTTAGTTCTAATCAACATAAAATCTCCTTCTTACCTTTGTTCATTGCCCATTGCTTTAGGCGGCATGGACACCGCTGTTTCCATAGCACCGCTGGAGTTTTTACAAAGTAAAAACTCCGAGCTTGAAAATCGGCATGGAGCCGATTTTCAAGCAATTCTCCTTATCTTTTCTCTTTTCATTGGCTTCGGACTTAATTCATACCGACCGCCATAAAAATCAAGTTGATCATTTTTGATTAACCCCAAATACATAGCCACCCTGATAAGTTCTTTCTCATTGCGGATTTTCAAATTGTTGTATAGTTCCGATGTATGAAACTTAACCGTTCTTTTTGAAAGGTGCATAACATCGGCAATCTCCAAAGTGGTAAAGCCATTACAAATATGCCTTAACACGGTAATCTGCCTTTCCGTCAATTCCTGGGATGGTTTTGGTAATTCATTCCTCCTCATCATTCTTTCCTCCACTACAGGGGAAATATACTTTTTCCCCTCTTTGATTAAATTAAGACCTGTAAAAAATTGATCTACTCCGTCAAAAAAATTCACATAAGAGGTAATACCGTTGACAATCATCCCCATAGCAAGATCAGCCGGATACTTCTCAAGGGAAACAACCACTACATTTAGTTCAGGGTATCGCTTCAGCAGAAGGGCTATCATGTATGGTGTAGCACATTCATAAAACCTGCTCCCCATAATCACAAGCCGGGGTTTCAAATCATTGATAATCATATTCAAGCCGTCTTTCTCCACTCCGGTAACAGTTACATTTCTAAAGCCTAATTGTTCCAAACGCTTTTTATAGTGAGAGTGATTATTTACATCCCTGCTTACCGCCAGCGTTCCTCCGGTCATTCATTCCCCTTATCGGAAGGGGCGCAACCAGAAGTTGCGATCATGTTTCGGGGACGATACCACACATCGCCCCAGGGTTTGGGCTCCTTACCCCGTTCTTTCAAAACATCATTGATTGTTTTTATTCCGGCGCTTATTTCGGCTATATCACGGCGGCTTTGTGCGTCCTCATTGTCTTGAAGTTCCGGTATATCCCAAAGGTCAAAACGTCCGGTTTCTTTCAGGTTGAAGCGCAAGAAAAAATTGCTTTCAAGTATCTGTTCAAATTGGCGTAACAGAGGAATAAGGGTATACTGCCAAAAAGCCGAGTGCTGCTCTTTGGTGTCCTTGCCGGAAAGAGCCGTAGACTTGTCAGAGATATTGGCAACACGAGGGGGAATACCGAATTTTGCAAGAATAGTGTAGAGGTTCCAGCGCTTTAATTCAAAAAGTTTTACAACATCAGGATTGAAACTTAACGCCTCAAAACTTGTTCCTTTACCGAGTACCGCAATCTTGCGCCCTGCCTTTACCTGTCCGTATTTGCTTTCCCACCGCCGTTCCAATGCGTCAGCTTCTTCGGGCCTGAGCGTCTGGTCAGTTTTCAACAGGCCCTGGGGTATAGCATTGTTTTTTAACAGGGTGGAATTGGCTTTATTAGCAAAAAAGTCTTGTTCGAGTTCGAGGGTTAAAGAAACCAGAGGATTAACGCCCCGCAGCGGGTTCCAGGGGTTCCAATCTTTAAAGTGGATTAGTTCGTCAGAGAAGATAGGTACTAATTCAGAACCAGTATTATAAAACCAGCGCCGTTTTTTGTTTACATAGTTACCCTGCACATCCAACCCCTCTCCCTCAAGTTGGAGCTTTCGGGGGTTAAGAATATGCAGTTGTTTCGGCAGGCCGCCTGAATAATCAGGACCGTACCACCAAAACGCTTCACCCTCTACAAACCACCATGCGGCAGTTTCCTTCCACAAATCATATCTGCTTAAATTTTCATTCGGTCTATGAAAAAGTGAATAAAGAGGGCCGTTATGTAACTCAACCCCTTCTCTTTCGAGAATAAAATCCGCACGGGCTAAATTACGAATTAGGATATTAACCGCAATGTTTACCCATGCGTTGCAAAGGTAAGGGTCTTTGAAGGGGTCTACATATATATTACTAAAATCGTCATAAAAAGTCAAGGAATTTTCAAAACTATTTGCAGTAGTGTCAGCTAACGCTGCCTTGGTTTTTTCTTTACCGTCAGATTTTCTTTTTGCGTCAGGAAAAAACCGTTGGAGTAAACTCATGATAATATCACCCCATGCTGCACATCGGAGAACACCGCATACCGCAGAGCGTCAAGAAAATGATCATTAACTTTTATAATCTGCCCCGCCTCGTCCCTGCAATAATCCCATATTTCAGACAACACCCCGGTACACTTTTCGCATACAAAAAACTGCCCCCGCTCAATTTTGGCATTTATAAAATCAATTCCGCTGTCAACACTGTTATTTGCTTTCACGCCTCCGGTAATTTCCTGTATCCGCTCCCCGCCAGCCGGATCGCAGTACACAGGGCAGCCCATATCATTGTTATAATCCAGCCAACCCCTAGCCCTTAGCTCCTCATTAAAAGATTGAGTTGTCATATTGAACGCCCCATAGTCTGCCAACACATAAATCACATCATTGAGCCATGCAATTTTTACAAAAGTGATGTTGAGGCCAAAATCCTGTCCCGCAGCAAATCTATCAAACTGTTCAGGCAAGTCAGCAGCTTTTATAATCATGCTTTCATCAAACTTGTCATAGATAACGCCCTCTGCTTTCACCCATGCACCGTCTCTAAACCTTGCTTTTTGTTTTTCCGGCAAAACATCAAGAATGTCAGCGATATAATCTTCCGGTAGATTTTCCCTGTTATCTTCCGGGTTAAGCACCATAGATTGATACAATTCAGGTTTCTCTAGCGGTTCCCCGGTCAGAAACGTCCGCTTCAGAACAAAGATTTTATAAGCCCAATGAAGAGGGCTGCCCGGATTACAGTCATAAAAGAAAAGGTTCCGGCAACCCTCTATCCGCATAGCAAGCCGAGAATAGGCAGTTGTTACCGCCGCATACGTTAGTTGCGATATTTCATTAAAATAAATAGTGTTGTATTCATGTCCAAGTATCCTGCCCGCCTGCTCCTTATCGCCCAGGCCGCCAATCCAAATTTCCGAGCCATTGTACAGCCGGATCATACTTTCATGTTTCAAATAGTTGTAAGCAGAATTACCCACGGTCTTATCAAGCCAAGGCAGCATATTTTCAAGCAGCACCGATGAACGAGCGTCCTTAGCACGGTAGCGACAAATAAGATGACGGGAACCGGAGAAGCGAAGGGCACGATAAATAATCGCCATAACTAAAACCGTCGTCTTTCCGCTCCGGCTCCCGCCGAATAGCAAAATATGTTTCGCCCCGCTTTTCAGCAATGCAAGAGCTTTTCTCTGAACTGTAGTCGGCTTAAAAATCACAGAAGTCATATTCCTGTCCCTTGCCCATAGCCCTCTTGCCATTGTTCATTGCTAACTGCTCATTGCTCATTGTTTTACAGTCCGTTAAAGTCAGGGACAAAGTTCAGTTCGCCCTGTTTCGGTTCTGTCCTACCGTCATTGCCTGTTACCAGCCCTGCCGCTTCACGTTCTGCTTTAATCGCCGTCTGAACCCATTCGGTAACATTGCCTTGCGTCAATTCTTCCGGGTTCATGGTGTCCAGTTTTTTTGAAACCACCTCTAACATTTTTCCGGTAACTTTCCGGTGCAGTTCCCCCTGTACCTCGATAGTTTTCCGCAGCTCCCCCTGTTTCAGTTTTTCAGTATAGTTGTCATAATCCGCCGCCCGCTCCCGCCAGCGGAATTGCGTACACCAGTTTCGCCACACCCGATAACGTTTGACCCTTGTACAATCCTCTTTCTCCGCACTGTCCACCGCCTTGCGGATATTCCTGTCAGCCCCAAAATCCCGGAAAGAGCAAAAAGCCGCAAACGCCGCCGCACTTTCACCTGGCAACCGTTCCCAACTTTCAAAAGGCAGCACGGCGGCCTTTGCCTCCTCGATAACCTTGTCAAAATCCGTCATGCTTCGTCTCCGGTTTTCGTTCCTTGCGCTTCCTCTGTTTCTTCCTGCTCAAATAAATCACCTTCATGGACTTCATCATCAGCAACAGAACAGAATTTACCGCCGGTGTTAATCCATTCTTCGATTTCAGAAACACGAAAGCGAATCACCTTCATAATTTTGCGGTAGGGTATTTCACGATTAAGCACCCATTTACGGACAGTTTTCTCCGCAATGCCCAAATACTTTGCAACGCCTTCAATACTCAAATATGTTTCCACTACCGCCTCTGTTCATTATTTTTTGACAGGGACAACAAGCAATGAAGCCTGCCAGTTCCACAGTTTTATATATTCAAATATCAACTTGTCGCTTTCACTTTGGTACTGTACTTTGGTGCAATTTTTATTGAGAGGAAAAAGGTATTTAGGCATTAAAAAAACCCCTGCGCTCATGCAGGGGCTTATTAGTCAAAATTGGTCAGGTCTATGAAGCCTGTTTGCTTTGGTCGGCTTTATCCTTTCCCGGTATTTTTACCAGCGTGAGAGCAGGGCGTTCATCTTTCGGTTTTTTTACTTTCGGCGCAAGCAGCATTTCCTGTATCTTTGTTACTTCCGCAAACTCCAGCGAATTAAAATGGGTATAGTTATCGGTCATACTTTCTGTTTTATGCCCTGTAACCGCTTGAACCTTCTTAACGGTCAGACCGCCCCTCAACAATTCCGTATTGCAGAAGGAAGTTGCTTGCGCAACATTAAAAAGCCAAGCATGGATATTAAGACCGCGTTGTCTGATTTCATCTTCACCAATCCCGATATTATTAAACGCCCTTTGCAGACCAAGATAAAAACGCCTGCGTGTTATAGGATTTTCCCCGCCGTCCTCGGAAAAAACAAATCCGTCACTATTTATTTTGATCAATTTCCGCAAATCCTTAACCAATTCTTTTGGCAGCGGGACTAAATGCTTAATCTTGGTTTTAATTTCACGATAGCCGTAATCGTCAAATTGAGCGCACAAATGCAAATGATCGTCAAAAACAAATTCGCCTTTAAGCCCCAGTACTTCACCGCACCGCATACCGGTCAACGCCGTCAGTTTATTAGCAGTACACATCAGCAAATCACTGTCCCCCACTTTTTTCCAGTCAGCAACAAACAATGCTTTGAATTCATCATGTGTAATAATTTTCTTTTCTTTTGGTTCTTTCAGAAGTTTTTGAACATCAAGGAACGGATCACGGTCAATAACCCTTTTCCTTACCGCCCATTTCATCATAGTCATTAACGTACCGAAATAACCGTTAATCGTTACATTTTTCTTTCCCTGTTCAAGCAAAGTGTCAATCCATTGTTCAATAATTTCTCCTGTAATTTTATCCAGTTTCATTTTTCCAAAATAAGGCGAAATTGAATGTGCTACTATTTTTTTTGCACTTTCAGTGTATGATTGTGTAAGCTTCCTTCGTTTTCTGCGCTCTTTAAGATAGGGGCTGGTTTCCCAATCCCAAAAACCGACAGCATACTCCTCAAAAGTAGGCATGGTTTTAATGTCAGGCAATAAAGCTCCTCTCCTATTCAGCGAATTACAAAAATTCCTAGCCGCCTTCTTATTAACCTGTCCGGTAGTCCAGGGACCACGCCTTTCGCCCTCATTATCATATGCGTAGTAATACACCACCTTTTTCCCCGAAGGGACAACCCGAAAGAACAAAGTAAAGTCGTTTCTCATTGAAAAACCCCATATTTTTGGAAATTGATGTCATACCTGATAACATCAATTTTCCAGCGATTTAGGTGTACTGAACCAGCAACGCTAATTCTTTATAGGGTAAGTATTTATGCAAAGGGTAGGATCTCTACAACTGTCCTTTGGTGCAATCGGTCGAAGGTTGACGACGTTTTGCCAGCCCGAATAAGGGTTTGCGTAGCAAGACCAGGGCTGGCAAAATGTGGTTGGAGTGAGCCGTGGGAATGGAGCATAGTGGAATGACCTAGGCGAACGGAAACCAGGAGCCGCCGAATAGGCAGCGGAGCGTTAACCGTTTGTTATGCGATGGGCGTGCGTACACCATTATTTTATTTATTTTCCAATATTATTTTTTTTTATGAGCTGTAATTATAGTATAACTATATGCATTAATTGTTATAATACTATTTTCTGAAGAAACATACCAATTTTTCCCTTTTTTGTAAATATT